GCTCGTCAGCGACCGTGGGTGCGTCAATGCCGGTGCCACGGCTGATGTCGAGCACCAGCGACATTTGTTTCTGAGCTTCCTCAATGTCTTTGGTGCCTCGAACGAGTGCAGCGAATGCGGGTCGTAGTACGTCATCGGACACGGCGGCTTGGCGCGACATCGCGTTGATCGCGTCCTCGACCGCTTGAATTTGTTTCTGTCCGGCACCCGTGGAATTTTCCAGCTGTATCGCTAAGGCGGCTTGTGCGGCTTCGTCCTCAGCTGCGGCTTTGGCTGCCATGCCGAGCCCTGCGGCGAGTGCGCCGACGGTGGCGACCGCCGGCACAAATGCTTTTTCCATTGCGTACCCGGTTTTTTCGGCTGCACCATCCAGACTGGCAAATTCTTTTTTGGCGCGCGCAATTCCCTTGTCGTCAAATTCGCTGATGATGGGAATGCGAATGCTCATACGACAGCAATTCTACGATTGATTTCTGCGGCGACCTGTTCAATGGCTTTGGTCATTTCGGCCTGCACGTCGACGATGTGCGCTTCAGCTGATGGCCACATGACGCGCGACGGGTTGCCCGCAAATGCGGTCAGGGCGTCCCCTAGGCGGTTCGATTGGCCGCGGCCCGCGATGTCATAGATCGCAGCTGCAGGGTCTTTTTGAATGATCGTTACGACGCCGTCTTTTTTGCGTCCAGCATCAACTTTGACGGTGACGCCCCGTCGCGCTTTGCGTTGATCCCAGGGGAGCAGTTGCCGCCCTTTTTGTGTCCAGCGGTATTTCATGCCGGACAAAGCTTGTGCCGGATACCGGCTTTGAGCTTCAGCGATGATCGGGCTGGCAATCTGCTTGGCGTCTTTGGCGAATTGTTTGCGGGCCTCAGGGTCAATCTGCCTAAGGTCTTGCAACATTTGTTTGACCCCAATCACCTCAATAGTGGCCATTATCGGCCACGCTTGGCTTGTTGCTGTTGCTGTTCAAGCACATAGAACACGGTGGTGAGATCGCGGGTATCAAATTCCACTTGCGGCGGCCAGTAGCCCGTCATAACTAAGACCTCAGCGAGGGAGCGTCGCCAGGTGCCGCGATGGTAGGGGTTTCGTCGGTGGTTTCCTCGATCGGCGTGATTTCCATGTCCGGGTGTTCGGCGACCCATTCGCGCCATGTGCCGGGCACTTTGTCGCCCGCAAGTTTGCACAAAATGTATGCCCAGCAGCACATATCAACAAAGCCGATGCCTTTGCCGTCAGCGGATCGGCGGTTCTCGGTTTTCTCCCACTCAACGATGGCCAGCATGTTTGTGACCATTGTGCGGGGTTCACGCCCGTCCTTGAGGTCAATTTTGAGTTTGACGCGCATTAGTTACCTTTCGTCGGGCAAGGCTCCGCCAATGCGGGCTTGCTTTGATTGTTTTCAGCGCCGCCCGGTTGGGCTGGCGGAAACATGGTTACGACGTGGCCTTTGCCAACGTGCCACCCGTGAATGTCAGGTCAATCGTCGACAGTTCGCCGAGCGATGCGTTGATCGGGGTGTGGCTCTCCAAATAGGCCGTCGTGAGCGTGTATGACGGATTGGTGGCCGATACAGCTCCGGACGACGGCTTGATGACCAGCGTGGTGGTGGTGCCGACGAGGTTGTACACGCTCACCTCAGTTTCTGACGCGGCGTAGGACTGGTACAGCGTCACGGTGATGCTGTTGTTGGCAAGACCGGACGTGTAGGTGCGTGAGGTCGAGCCAAACGCGGTGTTTTCCAGCGCTTCAACGGTGTAGGTGATCGTGGCGGCGGTGCATTGGTCGCTCAGATCAACGCTGTTGATGGTGACGCTTGGATTGGACAGGTAGACGCTGGTTGCCATGTTGGGTTACTCCTCGACTGGTTCTGCTTTGACTTTAGACGACTTTTTTGGTTTGTCGGTGGATACAAGCCCGGCTTCAATGAGCGCGTCCACGTTGATGCCCTCTTGGGGTTCGTAGATGTCGCCTGGTGTGCCGATGCGGGGGCTGACGATGATGTACATGGCTTCTCCTAGCTGGTTTGGGCTTGCATGGTGACGGTGAGATCGTAGGCGGGCAGGATTGAGCCGCCGATGTCAATGACTGTCGGGCGGCCTCCGGTGACGGCAACGTTTTTGGCTAACAGCATGGCGCAAATATTTAGCAACGATCTCTGAGCGTCAAGGTTGGCGGGGCCGAGCGTCAGCACCTTGACAGGGAATGTCAGCTTGACGATGTTGTAGTTCCAGCTTTCCCACGATGGCGCGTCGATAAAAGCGCAGGGCGGGACGATGTTGCGCGGGTCGTTGACGACTTGTAGTCCGGTGATTTCTTGCAACGTCGCGGTGAGATCGTCGATGGCTTCGTTGAATAGGTCGGTGTAGGCGGGTACGGGCATTAGGCCACCTGTGGGCGGTCAATCCCCAACAGCTGCTTCACCATGCCGGACAGGCCGACGACTGGGGCGGTTGCCATGCCGTCAAACGATGCGAATTGATCCATTGAGCCGCGCTGACGGTACAGGGCACCGCCGTACATGATCGTCCCTAGGGTGACGTCGCTCGATGGGCTGGTGCTGACGCTGTCGATGTATCCGGCTTCCTGTCGGCGTCGGTAGCAGAATTGGTTGGCAGCTGCGGCGCATTGCGTCAAAAACGCTGCATCGCCAGCCGTTGCGGTGCCGATACCGAGCCAGTCCTCGATGTTTGTTGCGGTGATCCAAGTGCAGACGGGCGTGTATGCGAGCGATCCGCTTGATGCGACGCGCTCAACGTCGTCGGCGGTCTTGGCGTACAACACCTGATTTTGGATTGGCACCTGATAGTCAAATAGCAGGTCGCCTTCGGTGTCGGTGCCGATGTACAGGTATTGCGGGAGCGCGTAAACGGTGTAGGAGCCGTTGAACGTCGCGTCGACGCTTGTGACGGTGATTGCGCCGCCTACAACTACATCTGAGGGGGTGAGTAGTTGTAGGACGGCGTAATCGTCCAATAGGTACTTGTGTGTGACCGTGTAGGTGGCCATTTTGTGGGCCTACCTTTCAGATCACGGGCTGACGGTGATGGACTTGACGAGGTCGCTGTCGGCGATGAACGTTGCGACGTACCCGTAGTACGAGAACGTGCGTCCGAGGGTGCTTGGCACCTCGACCGACATGAGGCCGCGTACCTGCTCGTAGAATTCGATCGCCGAGCCCTTGGCGACAACCATGGTGTTCGCCGCGAAATTGCGGTCTGCAACGAGGTTGAGGCCAAATGGGTTGAACGTGTTGAGCTGCGTGACGTTTGCGCTGCCCATTGCGTTGACGCCCATGAGACCTGCGGCGCCTGCGTATGGGAATACTGGGCGCTTGTCTGCGTCGAGCTGCTGACCGAGGAGCTTCCACACGCCAGGAGCCACAAAGATGTGGTCAGGCAGGAAGTTGCTGGCGGTGAGAATGTCGACGGCTGCGTCGTAGATCGCGGCGCTGAGCGTTGACGGGTCGGTGGTGTTGTACGTCCAGGTGGATCCCGATGCTGATGCGCCCGAGGTGATCGCGTCTGCGGCGATGTTGTCGGATGCGAGCAGGTACTGGCCTGCGAGGTCGCGCAGGATGATTTCCATTGCGGCCGGGCTGGTGAAGTCGACGTCCTGCACCGACAGCGTGACCTGACCTGCGAGGGTGGTCTTGCTGATGACGTTGGATGCGATGACCGGGGTGGTGGCCGATGCGCCCGTCAATTCGGTTGACTGGGTTGCGACCGACGGGTGGGTTGTCCACGTTGGGCGGATGAACGTCTTTTGGTTGCCACCATCAGGCATGGCGCGGGCGCCGATTGCTGCGACGACTGGGCGGATGTAATTCAGATCCTGAAACACAGGGCCGAGAACTGGGACCGGGAGCAAACCAGGCGTGTCGGTAGTGAGGGTGTCACCTGCGGCTGCCTGAAGTGCTGACTGGCGCGAGAGTGCGAAGTCGCGGGCGGCTGCTGCGACGTTGCGGAACGTTTCGCCACCGATGTGCATTGCGGCGAGGTATTCGCCTGCGGTTGGCAGGTCGTACTTGCGCTTCGGCTGTGCCGGGATTGGTGCGGTTGGGATCGCGGCCTCGACTGCGGCGGCCTCGACGACTGGTGCGTTTTCCATTGCTGGTGTCTCCTCTTGTGGGGTCT